CCTCCACCGGCTCATAAAGCCGGTGAACTCGCGTGTGCTTGTCGGTCCCACTTTCGGGGGGGACCCATCACTCACCGTTGAGTGATCCAGATTGCTCTGGAGGTAGCCGAGGGGCTACCATTGCTAAACTCTGCCAGAGACCAGGGGGTCGGCATCAGGTTATGAACCGTCATAGCCTCCCATTCGAGTGAATGGTACCTGGGGTGATATGTTTTATCACCTCACTTTTAACACTAAATCTGGTGGGGGCTTCGTAGCCCAATGCACGCCAGAGCGCCTGGATAAGCGTTTAAGGGCCGATTGCAAAATCAAATCGACCCTCTCGCTTTTCTTATAGCGCCTAACCTCTGCTTCGATGCTCATTAACGCGTCGAACGGGAGTAGTGTGCGAATCAATTCACGAGCTTTAACAGGGTCAAATTCAACTGACCCTAACCGCATATTAAGAGCGGTGCTGGGGTCCGATATCCCTCCACTGAACTTAAGCCACCTGTCCCTAAGGGACATAATGGCCTGAGAAACAGGGGTTAAGGTCTTCGGTTGCTCCAAAATCTTGCTCGTGATCTTCCCGAACATTTCGTTCGGGCCCTTACCAATCTTCCCTACGGCTGCTGCAAAAGCTCCAAAGTGAAGCGATTGACGCGCAGTGAGCTGGGGCTGTTTCACCCCAAGGGGCTCACCTCCGTAAGTATTGACAAGATACAGTCAGTACCCCTCATCGCGTTTTCCAACGCGAAGAGCCGGAATCCCCTTCATGACCTCTCTCACCGCCTCCACAACTAAGCGGAAGCGAAAAGTGTGGCTTTCTTGTTCGCAGGGCTTTCATCAAGCCTTATGAGTAAGCAAGTCCATGAGGAACCTCTCCCCTCTGGGATTAGGGGTTCCACCCTCCTCCAAAATCTGGAGGTCCGACTCGACAGCAGGACAACCAAGTCTGGCCGTATCTGCATAACATAATATACTAATTGCGTCCCTTCATTTCTTGGGGGACACAAGTTTCAATAAAGTCTGCAGATCAGCCTCGCGATAATTGTAACGCTGGTGAAGGTCTCTCAGCAAGGTAGGTAGGTAACAGACATTCGAACGCAGTTGAAGCAATAAGGACCACGGTAAGGGCGAAACTCGCTCCCCCCTAACTACAATCATTTTGGTATACTCAGCCGCACCCACAGAGATAATACTCTTGTGGAGTGAGATTCGCATACGCAAGCAAATCGTAATTAGGTGTCGATAATGGACAGCCACTGCGGTGTCTCAAATCACCACATCGTCACCCGTCACGCTATAGTCTAGAAAGATTTCTCCCTCTTTGACCCGCCCAGCTTGTCTCGCCGCACACTGTATTATATAGTGATGCGTGAGCGCCAGACCAGCGTTGAACGAGGACAGGCCGCCCATTCCTTGCCCGACTGAGTATCGGGCCACGGAGAATTCGAATTTCTGTTTTCACCGTTTGGAATCAGGCTTCCGCTCCCACACTGGTTTCCCAAAGTGGAAGTCCCGGTTAACCATGACCTCCCGCCATGCCGATGCAATATCAGCGCTAGCGAGGATCTGGGATAACACAATCTCAGATAGCTCAACTGGTAATCTGTCGGTGGCTGACTTAAGATCGAAGCTATAAAGCTCCTTGCCAGCACGCGTCGCGTCTTGCACGCGAACCCTCTGAGCCTCCTGATCATACGTACCATCCGTTGGGAGGGTACTTAGGATTTCTC